GTCCTAATAAATGCAGCCTTAAAATTGTACTGGCTTGGAACCGGTATATTTCGACCGTTATCCAGTATGATTCTCCAGGGAAATTTCTTTTTACTGTTCTTGTTTTTATTTGCTACTATTCTCACTTTTATCCCCTCCTCATTTCAATATCATCAACATCACAGTATTTTCTTAATCCGTATTCCAGAACATTTGTTGCCTCGTCAGCTTCTTCTACACCCTGCCGGTATCCCGACTCATACAGCTTCACGGTTACCGCATTCGCGGTTATCACATCTCCGGCAATAACTGACACTGTAAACGATGAGCCTATAAGTACCTCAGCAGGAATTAGGCATGTATCCGTCTCTCCAAGCAAGATTGCAATCGGCTCACTGTCTCCGCTGCGGGGCTGTGACAATTTTTGTGATAATCTCTTGCATTGCGTCAATTTTTGTACTTAACTCGTTGATCTGTTCCTGATATGTTTTGCTCTCTCTGTTGCAAATCTTAATTGTGCCCGTATAATTCAGCACATCTTTGTATTTTACAGCTACGTTTAATACAATTGTTCTCGCGCCGTCTGGGACAGTCAGTTTATTGTTTGCATCAGTTATCTGTGTCTCTTCGCAAATCCCTGTTTCAGACAAAAAAGTTACAATGGTCCCCGACGGAAATCCATACACAAAATATGTTTTCCCCTTTTCCATTCCTACTGTCGTAATTAATTCATTTGCGATTTCGATGAGACCGTTTTCTGTTGCGGTTCCCGTTATACTAAATTCACGACCTTTTAATATTGTTGTGATGCCGTAAATCGTATGATTATAATTCATCCTAGGAAATAAATTCCCCGGGATTCCCTGAGCCTGGTTTCTGATTGCCTCTCCCAGATTGCTGTATTTCGTGCCATCCTCTCCAATTCGGGCATCAACTACCTCTGGCATGGAGCCACATAATTTCCCTGCCCAGTCGATCACTGTAATCTGGCAGTCCGCTGCGCCAAAATTAAATGATCCGGAGCCATCGACTACGTTCGTCACAAGCAGTTTGATGTATGTAAGCTGATTTATCGCAAATGTAAACTCCACATTGCGCTGCAGCGATGTGGAGCTTGTTGCCGGAAATACAAGATATTCTGTCTTAATTGCTTCATAGTTTCCATCTAAACTAGCAGCTGATTGTAACACAATTCTCATTGGAACCTCTGGCAGCCCTCCTGTTCTGCTGACTCTTGCAACGAATTTCATATGATAAAGTCCCGGTTTTAGCAGCTTCGCAACATATCCCTGCTGGGGGTACGGTATTGTTATAAAATCGTCGTCTTTCGATAGGACATTGTTAAACATCTTGTCGTAAACAACATCTGCAGCTAAATAACTCATCGCCACAGATGTTCCGTTAATTGATGTACTGAGGATGGTTTTTCCGATTTCCTGTGTTTGCGCAGTGCCGGCTGCAATTAGATTATCAATCCGTTTGCGCTCGGTATCAACATCTGTCTTTCGCTCCACTATTTCTTTTGATAGTCCCAAAACTACTGCCGCTACACTGTCTGGATGCCCGGTAGCATCTTTATAACATTGCTCTATCGCATCGTGTATACTGCTTCGTACTTCTTCCCCGTATATTGCCTCTTTTATCTTTTTTAAATAATTACTTATCATTTTTATCACCTACTTCGGTAAAGAAACTATTCTATCCTCATCCGATTTACAACAATAATTGATCAGTTCTTGTCGTCTGTCCCTCATATCACAGCACCTCTATTAATGTGAATTTCGCACCTCCGGTATGCGCGGCATTTCCGGCATTATAGAACCGCACAACGAGAGAAGTAGCGGATACGCTTACCACTCTTGGTTCTAACCACCCTTGTGCCTGCGGTACAACAATCGGTGTTTTTTTAAATCCATAACTACTCAAATTAATAGTAATGCTGCTTCCAAATGTGTTAACCGCCAAACTTGAACTTTGACTTGCGCTAACAGTCTGAACCTGTTTAATGTTCCCGGCGATTGCACGGGAATCTATATAGTCTTTTATCTTCGCCCACAATCGGTTTAAACCATCACTGTTTAAGTATCCCATGGTTCCTCACCTCATTTTATACGCAAATAGCGTCAATTTCTGCATTTGTAATAGCAGTAATCGTAAAGATTTCACCTAATGGGTCCCAATCGCTACCATTCCATGCAACATTCATGCCTGCGCCGCCATATTTGCTGGCCGCTTCGATGTTGTAAACATCACCAACTCTCTGTCCGGTTGTTGGTAATTTGCCTGAAGAAGCTACTGAACCACAATATTTATACATATTAGTGATTTCGGATTTCTTAGCATATGTACTCGATAAAGTAGCATTTGTCGGTAACGCGTCAAGTTTACCTTTATCTGTGGCACTCATAAGACCGGCCACGCTACTAGTTGCCCCGCTAAAGGTAAATCCGCATAAATCTACGGCCGCCTCACCTTCATCCCTCGTAATCCAAAAGCCGCGTTTATCCGCAGAGGGGTTGTAATCCCTTATTTGCAAGCTACCCCAATAGCCACTCGCAAATAATACCATCGTCTCTTGTCCTGCCGCTGGTGCCGGTACAAGTCCATGTGTACCCATCATGTCACCACTTGCGGCGGCTTTAAAATCACTGTAAGTTGTATCCTTATCTGCGCCCCAAACGGCCGTTCCGTCTGCGCTCCAACGTAAGATTTGACCGGAAGAACCGCCCGCCGGGATGTGTTTGTTACCACTTGTCGTAGGGTGTGTATAGTTGTTCGCGTTCGTGGCAATACCGTCTAATTTCTTTTTATCTGCCGCGGTCATAAGACCGTGTGCGGACTGAGTAGCGTCATTATAGGTTGTATTATTGTCAGGTGGCACGCTCCACGTGCCATCAGAACGCAAATATCTATTTGCGGCCCCTGCCGCTGGTGCCGGTGCCAGACCATGAGTACCCGCCGCCGTTGTCGTTGCACCTTTCATATCCGAATAAGTTGTATTAGCTGGTGTTCCCCAAGTTCCATCTGCTTTTAAGTATTTACCTTCATTTCCCTTTGTCGGTGCCGGAACTAAACCACTCCCGCCGTCTGCGCTTGCGGTTGCTCCCTTAAAATTACCGTAAGTCGTGTTTGTATCCTGTGTAGTAATAGTGTTGGTCGTTCCATCGCCCTTTGTGTACGTGATGGTTCTTCCGTTTACTGATAAATTAGTGATACCTTTATTGAAAAGTGCTTTGATTTTATTCCACAAGTAGGTAACACCATTATTGTCTAAATAAGCCATTTTATCACCTCATCGTTTTTTATTTACATATTTCGTCTAGTTCCAAGTTTGTTATCGCTTCTATATCTTTCGATTGCGCGATAGATATCGCCATGTCTGACTTGTCGTTTGCTCCGCTAGCCGTTTCTCTTACTTTTTCTACATTGTTATTTATAATTAGAACACTTTTTTCAAATGTAACTTCATTGGAAAAAGTTTTTTCTGAAAGTGTGGATAGTGTTTTTCCAAGCGTAATTTTTGTATTTGAAGGATTTTCCAAATCTATCTCGTATTTGTTAACGAGATAATATGTAGATTTGTCTCCCGGAGTGCTTAACAGATTATGATGCGTTGACACGCAGGGAATCAAATCTCCCAAGCCTATGGCATCAATCTCCACATCAATTTTATGCAAATCCACCGCTGTCAGTTCAATCGTAGTTGTCAGATTAATGCACTTGTTTAGATATTCCTGTGCTTTTTTTAGGAGGGTATTTGGATTATTAACATCGGGAAAATCCACCTTATCACATATCCACCCATAAAGCTCAACTGCCTCTGGGCTGTAAATATAGTCCGTTCCATCGTGTCCTTCCGCGGTCTTGATTGTTACATTATTTGCACCAATCTTTGCACCAATCGGTATAATGGCAGTCTTAATATCTTCCGCTTTCACATACTTTTGAAAATCAAGAATATTCTCTCCGAACCGAATGCTCTGCGTGCTTATTTTCCCGTATTGTTTTACATAATCAATGTACCTCATACCATTCTCATAGTGAATTTTAAGATATCCTTCATATTTTTCAAGGAAGTTAGTATTTATAAAATCCCACGTTTTTTCATAATTTGTTGCCAGACTCTTAATTTCTACCGAATCAATATCAATGATACCTATTTCAAATTGCTTTTCTTTTTCAACTTGCGTATTATGTTCTTCTATTAGACACTTAAAAATTTCAACATTTGTATCTGCTTTATGAATTTCTGCCGACTGGCTCCCATAAGTATGCGGTCGTTGAATTGTATCGAGCAAATAGGACAATTCTCCTTCACACGTAATTTGTCCGGTATATTCAAAATCTCTCTGATCCGTAATGGACCTGCCGCAGTAAAGTAATCTTGATTTTTCCGTTCCGTCGTCTAAAACATCCACATCGTATACTTTTAGCCTGGATTTTAATTTCTTTATATCGTTTGCATGAGGGTGCGAAGGTAATATACTAAAGTCAAAAGAGCCAGTTTTGTTAAGCTCCAAAGTTATCTTGGGAAACAATAACTGATAGTCTTCATCCCTGACATCATGCAGCACTTTATCATCGCAATAAATACGGTACATTACAGCATTCCCCCCCTGTAATCCACGGACACCGTTGCATTTCCGGAAAAAGTAAGTATATTTTCACCTTCTTTAATACAGATACCAAACACTTTATTTTTGCCCGGAGAAAGTGTATATGTGGTTCCTTCATAAGACACCTGAACGGATTCGTCACAAGAAATTACCGGAACAATTCTCTTTCTTCGCCCTGGTATTCTAAGACTGTATGTACCATTTACGATGATATTTTTATAGTTTCTTATAATACCTGTCTTAAAATTAAAACTATCCCATTCCCACGGCTCCAGACTGGAAAACTTTTCAAATTTATACGGTTCTACATTTCCTGACAATGTAATGATTCCTTCTACCCGGTTAGTTTTTTCTACTTCAACGTTGAGTCTACCGATATAGTAAAACCCCGGATCGTTGTCTAAAATTATCTTACATTTCCTTCCTGTCAGATAATTTGCTATTTCTGATACTCGTATACTCCAGTCGTAATAATCTTGTTCTGGAGTTTCAAATTCAAGGGAAAGGGAACGGGTTTTATACTTAACATCTCCACCAGTAAGGCTTTCTGTAAAATCCAAGACCCCGTCCATCCCCGGAACATCCTGTTCATATATCTTTGCCTCTGGAAAACCAAGAGTAATCTTTGTCCAGCCAAGTCCCCAGTCCTTAAGGGTATGTTTATCTCCTATCTGGACGCCTAAATTTCCTCGATACATTTAAACACCTCCCCTTGCCTTTCTGTTTGTTATGTTGCTCAAGTATACATCTATATACGGTACTGTTGTTCGCGCTACTTCTTTTCCATCAAGATTTGTCACGATTTCTATGCTCTCCGGAGCATTATATATCGTTTGTCCTGTATTTCCTGCCAGGGCTGCAGTAAGTTGTGGTTGAACACTTGCGGACACTTTTGATACCTGTCTGGATAATGCAGCTTGCATGCGACTTTGAATATCTGGAAGGGATAATTTTAAATTTGCTTTCGTAAAGCGTTCTGCAAGAGTTTCGGATACACCCTCTATTTGCTTATATAATCTTGGAGCCTCTGCTTCATGTCCTTTTTCTGCACCTTCGATATTGTGGATACCAATCTGCTTAAATACTCTCGATGGAGATTTAATCTTTAACTCTTTTTTTGCAGTCTTTATAATATTGGAGCAGATTTTTTTCATTGTCTTAGACAGATTTCTTGACTCACTGTTCATTCCGGCAGTGAGTCCTTTTGCGATATTTGTCCCAATCTGGCTCATCTGTGCATACAACTCATCTGTTGCATCCTTGAGCTGTGCTTCATACTCCTTTTGAATTTTAGCGAAGTCGTCCGCAAAAAAATTCTTCGAAAAAGATTCTGATGATGAATAGATCGTTTTCCAATCACTTAAATATTTCTTCTGTTCAGAGGGTGCCATTCCTCTAAACCAGTCCATATAAGCTGTTGCTTCATCCATATTCATTCCAAGAATCTTATTCATCATCGACTCTGGGATCCTGCCTTCAAGGTCTTTTAAATTTTCCTGATATCTCTTAATATCTGCAATATTCTGTTTCAGATCGTAAACATTTCCCCAGGACTGCTGCTTTTCTGTGAGAGTGTCCATCTTGCTCTTGATATCGTTATATTGCGTCTGATATGTTTCAGATAATTTCTGTATCCTCTCTTCCGCAATCTTAGTAATACGAGCTGACTCTTTTTCAAATGCATCATTATAAGCTGCAGCCGCTTTTTCTCCAGCAGTTTTAAGTTGCGACTCCTGTTTTTTGTCAGAGGCTTTCATCTGCTTTAACTTTTTCTTTAATGCTGCCTTCTGTTTTTTATTCGCTTTCTTACTTCCGAGCTTATCAATCTTGTTCTGCAGTTTTTCCTCTTTCTTCTGATTTGCATTTGAAAGTGCTTCTTCCTGCTGACTGATGATTTCCTGTATCGTCTCAGAAGAACGAGATTTCGACGTACTTAATGCTGTAGATAATCCAGATAAAAGATTGCTTCCTATCTCAGAGTAATTTCCATTTTTTGAAGCAGTTTTTGCCGCATTGAGAGCTTCCATCATAGTGCTTTCTATCTCTCCAAGCAGCTCACTTCTTGATTCTCTTACACCTTTTGCAATGCCTTTCGGGATATTCTTTCCGATGATTTTCTTAAATTTTCGTGAAGGAGAATGAATGTCAAGTTCATCTGCAGAAGCTGTTAGAGCTGAGGCACACATTGCTCTTGATTCCTTTTCAACAACATCGGTGTTATCCTTGATACCGGCCGCCATGCCGAGGGGTAAGTATTTACCGACTTCATTTTTCATCACTCTGGATGGCGATTTAATCTTTGCTGCTGATCTGGCCGCTGCTACCGCTGTCCTTACGGCACTTCTGGCCGCTGCCGCTACGAACGGAGTCCCGGCATGGATACCAGATGCGACACCAGCAGCCATATTTTTTCCAGCTGATACAAAACCGGCTTTTCCGGAATTCGCACCAGTCTTAGCTGTAATTGATAAGGTCTTTCCGGCTTTTTGCACTGATCCTTTCTGAGAAGACAAACCTGAAATATATGACTTTGCGTTCTTGCTTCCTGCCGATTTCCACTGTGAGGATGCGGAGTTTGCGCCAGATGCACCATTTTTTGAAATTTCTTTTCCAGTCTTTTTTGTCGCGGTTACTGCCTTTTTCCCTTCGGTAGTATATCCACTGTATGTCTGTTTTGCGGCAGTAGTATTATTTGATGCCTTTATCTTAGTGTTTTTTTCAATCTCTTTTTTACTCTTAGATACATCCTTGGCCGTACTTTTCCCCTTTTTACTCACAGCATTCATTGAGGAGGTAAATCCTGAGGCATTCACTCCGGGGATTTGTCCTTTTCCTACACTATCGATGTCTTTCTTTATCTCATTAGCATCTTTTTTTGTTATTTTTTTAGGCTTTTCTAGTAGTGATGTGTCAGAGCCAGACTGTAACTGTTTTATTGCATCGTCTACACTGGTTTTTCCCTGCATGATACTCTGGACTAATTCCTCTGAAATTTCTTTTCCAGAGAGTCCAGCTTTTTGTACTGCATCATTAAAATTAATCAGATTATTCATCTGATCAATAGCCGCCTGGAAATTTATCGAACCATCCGAAATGCCTTGCAACAAATACTGAGGAATTTCTATTCCTGCTTCCTGGGCCTGTTGAATTAATCCGTCCAGATTAATCAAACGATTCAAGCCCTCGCCTGTGGTAGGAGCTTTATAATTTCCGGCTTTAATGTTTTCTAATACTGTCTCTGGAATTTTCTTTGCTTTTATTCCGGCATCTTTCGCAAGCTTATCTAAATTGGAAAGAAAATCACTATAATTTGTCTGGGTTGTAAACTTGTCAGAATATGTTGCAAGTTCCTTGTTGGCTGTATCAAGATTCTTTTCTGATTTATCAAGAGCCTTCTCTGTTGTTTGCAGGCTCTTCTCATATTTCATTAAATCTTCTGCAGCTTTAGCTAACTCTTTATTTCCGCTTCCAAGTCCCTTTTCTTTTTCAAGCTTATCAAATTTTTCCTGCGCTTTATTCTTTTTTTCTAATGCTTGCGTATACTTATCTGTTGCGTTCTGATTCGCTATCTCGGCCTTGGCAACCTTCTCAGCGGCATTTTCCATCCCAGACTGATATGCTTTTGCCATTGCCTGCTCTTTCAAGGCTTTTATATTTTTTTCAATTGCCGCCGTTGATTTATTGAGTTTATCTTTCTGCTCATCATATTGCAGATTTAAATCCGGCAGAATATCATTTAATTGCTGAACAGTACTTTTTATCTGCTGTTTCGTTCCAGCATCTTTTTTCTGTATGCTGATTAAGCTTTTCAACTTTGAAAGAAGATTATCTGCCTGTACACCTTGCGTTCTTACTTCGCTGACATTATTCTCATTCTCTTTTTTCATAGAACGAATAGAATCTGCCACCTCATCCTGCTCTTTTTTTAACTTTTTACAGGATTGAGCAAACTTATCCGCCTCTGTTGTACTCTTTTTCTGCGTCAGGCTATATGCCACCAATCCGGCCGTCAATGCCCCGCCTGCCAAAATTGCAATACCAAGCGGACCGCCTAATGCAGCAATCCCAGCATTTAACAAACCTGTTGCTGTAGTCGCAGCGATTGTTTCTCCGGTAAATAGCTTCACTGCTGTTCCTAAGAGCGTCATGCCGGTACTTGCTCCCGCCATCGCTGCCTGCGTTGCCGTAAAAGCAGTTGTGATGTTTTTTATAACCGTGTATCCCTTAACAACCGTAAGTAGTCCTGCCGCTAAAGGAAGTACAACCTGAATATTTTCTCCTGCAAACTGTGCAGCTGCTCCAAGAGCCTTTAATCCGCCGCCTCCGACCGATTTAGCCGCATCCCCCAGATTCTTTACTGTTGTAATTGTTTCTTCTGGAACGATCGCCTTAATTCCATCATGCTTTATCGTGGTCGATAAACTTCTAATCTCTGTCGCGGCAGCCCTAACAGCTTTCTTAGCAGGTTCTTTGATATTATCATATAGTTCGATTCCTGCCGACTCTGCAGCAGAGCCTAATTCATATAATGCCCCCTGTAGGTTATCATTCATGATATCGGCCTGATCCTGTGCCACTCCAGATGCATTATCTATTGCCTTTGACAACTTATTAAAATCTGATTCGCTCGCATTTACGATTGCAAGCAATCCAGACATTGCTTCCTGGCCGCCAAGTGCTGCCGCTGCCGCTGACTGCTCGTCCTTTGGAAGCCCCTGCAATGAATCTCTCATGTTTTCCATTACCTCCATGAGTGATTTCATAGAACCATCGGAATTTTTAATAGAAATTCCATAGTCTTCCATTGCGTTCGCACAATCTTTTGGCGGTTTTGCCAAACGTGTAAGAATACTTCTTAAGGATGTACCGGCCTGAGAAGATTTAATTCCGGCATTTCCCATCAAACCAATAGCCTGTGCTAAATCTTCTATGTTATAACCTAATGCTCCGGCAACAGGTGCCGCATATTTAAATGTTTCACCCATCATTGCCACATTTGTGTTAGAACTGCTTGCCGCTGTTGCTAATACATCCGCAAAGTGAGCACTATCACTTGCCTTTAATCCCATGGCTGTGAGAGCATCAGTCACAATATCAGAAACCGTTCCAAGATTTTCTCCGGAAGCTGCAGCTAAATTCATGACACCAGGTAGCCCTGCAATCATCTGCTGAGAGTTCCAACCGGCCATAGCCATATATTTAAGACCTTCCGAAGCCTGTGTAGCAGAGAACTTTGTGGTTGCCCCCATTTCCTTCGCTTTATTTGTTAATGCCTCTAAGTCTTTTCTGGAAGCTCCGGAAATCGCTTTTACTTCGCTCATTCCCGCTTCAAATGACCTTCCGGCATTAATAGCTGCTGTTCCGGCAGCCACAGCACCAGTTGCGGTTGCGGCTGTAATTGTGCTTAATATACTTTTTATCTTACTTCCTGCCCCTGTCCAATACTGGGCAGACTGTTCTGAAGCTGTTTTACTGCTCTCTCCGATTTCTTTGTTATTCTTTTTGACCTGCTCACTCGTTTGCTTAGATGCAGTTTCTACCTGCTTCTCTGCCGACTTTGCAGAAGAGGCAATGCTATTCCCTGTCTGTTTTGCCGTGCTTTCGACTTGTTTGCCGGTCGATTTAACAGATGTTTCAGCACTCTTACCGGCCTGCTTTACCGCATTCCCCGCTTTTTTCGCAGAACTCTCTGTCTGTTTGGAAGCTTGCTTTGCCGAAACCTCTACTTGTTTTACTGACTGCTTTACAGAAGTCTCTGCCTTCTTTGCTGCCTGTGCAGTGTCTTTTTCAAGGTTTTTGCTTAAACTATCAAGTTCCTTTTCTGCCTTTTCAGAATTAAGCTCGACCTCGATTTCAATATGTCCATCCGCAGACATAACTAAACCTCCCTTAAAAAGGTCTACGTCTGTTATCTGTGTTCACACTGCACGTTCCTCAGGGCTGCAGCTTCATCCCTTATAATAATCCGGTCAAATCACCATCTCCCAAAAGGGCCTGCGTGATCTTGTCCTGTCTTTCCTGTTCTTCCTCGGAAATATCTTTCGGAAGCTCATATAATCTTTTCATTCTGTTATAGAATGCTTTTTGTTCTTTCTCCATTCCTTTCGTGTCGATCACGCGGTAAGTAATAATCTTACTTATCATGCAATCATCAGAAAGGGCAGAGAAAAGAGCAGAAAACTTCCACCAGTGGAGCTCCTGCTCTGCTAAATCAATACCATATTGTTCGAAGAAAGCAGCATAAATATAATCTGCATCATGATTGTAATCATATATTTTCTTTCCGCTGCCGCTCTTTTTCGACTTCTTTTTATCAATGTTTTCTTTCCCACACTCATAGAACCACAGCATTTTATTAATTGCTTCGTTGATATCTTCCGGGATTTCTTTGTAGTAGAGTTCTAAGCCCGTCTTATATTTCGCAAGCAACTCGGCTATCTCCTTGTCCATTTCCTCGTCTAGCTCACAAAGTTCATTTGCAAAGGACTGCTGTTCCTGCGTGAGTTCTCTTTTTTGCATCAATATTTCAAACTGAATCGAGGTCCTGAAATCGGCATTTATTTTATAAATTTTTCCGTTGACTTCAACCTCTGTCGGAAGCTGGTCCATTAAGATATTCATGATTTATGCAAAGAGACCTTTACCTGCGGTCTCTTCATATTCTTCGACCTGTGCATTGTTTAAACGTGTCAGCTTCTGAACTGCCAGCACACGTTCGCCCAGATCATAATTCTGAAACATTTTTTCTGTAGCTCCCTCACCTAATAGATTATTGAGAAAACTATCAATAATCTTACATTCCGCAATAATATCATCTGCACTAAGGAGATTTCCTACTCCTACGGTGTTCTTTTCGTAATCCTCAAGTTCCTTTGCTACTTTTTTCGCTCCTGGAATAAACTTTCTTGCCGTTTCTGCTTCCATAGCAGAAAAAGGAAACTTCTGTCCGTTCCACTGAAATGTCTTATTCATACCGTTTTCTCCCTCCTATGCTGATTCTTTTGCTGTAAACGTCTTTGCTTTTGTATCAAATGTACCTTCTACCGGATCACCCTTATCGTGAAGCGTACCCTCTACCTGCAGCTCTCCATCATTATCAGCAAAGGAAGAAATCTCTACAGCAGTATTAAAACATCTTGCCTCAAAAGTATTTTCTTTTGAGGCTACTGGTTTATCTAAATCAACACGCACTAAAGAACGTTCCGCATCCCTTCCTGTCTTTCTTAACTTTCCAATAGATACAAAATCCTCAATTACCTTTTCAGATAAGATCTGATCGGCTGTAAATGGATGTGTTCCCTCGTAAGAGGTAATAGAAGATGTAGAAGACTTATCATTGATATACTTCTTTGACGAAGTCTGCGCTCCTGGTTCTTCATCTAATTTTTCAAATCCGGTACCGGCTAATTCATACGTTTCTCCTACCTGAATATATGCCGCTTCCTGATATCTCTGTTTTACTTCTTTACTTACGCTTGCCATTATCTTCTAGCCTCCTGTTCATAAATAATTCTGCACTGTATCTGATACTTTGCCTTATCCAGTTCTGTATCAAACACATATCCACCTGTGATTGCTTCAATTTTCTTAATTGTTTTTCCAGCGTTCAATTCCGGAAAATCTTTCTCATTTGTTACCTGTTCTAACCAGTCAGAAAAAAGTTCGAAGAATCCAATATTATCAAGATTCTGCCTTACTTCTTCTGTGTAAATTTCCCTACTAGCGAAATTAAAAAGACACTGCCGGGTGGTATTCCCAACAATGTCTCTTTTCAATATCTGTTGTGCCGGCACAGACTCAATGGAATAACTTGTGCTATCCTTTCCGAGTCTGTCTATGCCTAAACTTTTATAATATTCATCCAGATACGGGCATCTTTTTATAATCTCCCGTACCGCTTCTATTACTGTCATTTTGCCTTTCCTCCGATGTAGTCAGCCACGCTTTGCGTTACCTCCTGCCCTCTGTCTGCCCACATTCGCTTATCCCATTCCTTTCCTCTTAAGCCTTTCCCTTTGTTCTCATGGTATTGTCTTCTGGCATAAGGCATAACATATTCAATAGAATCTTCATGTTCTACGGCTGTACGCATCAAATCTCCATGAGAAAATGGAACATAAGGATTTGTTACACGTCTTACTTCCGCTACCATAAACCTCTGTGCCTGCCCGCCTTTTCCAAGCTTTCTTTTTGCTAATATTGCATTCGCAGAGTCTAAGTGCACTTTTACTTTCATTCCGCTGTCACCTTCCAATGCTGTAATGCAGGACTGCCATTGTCATTTGTCTCAACAATAGCAATTATTCTGACGTTGCCATACTTATCTTTCAGATGCTCTACATCTTTCTGTTTTATGAGTTCATCTGTAATTTCACCCCTAACAACTATATCTTCCGGTGCAAACGTAAAGAAATCGTTTTTATCTTGTGCAGATGCAAAATTTACTGGGGAACGATATCTTTTTCTTGTATCTACCAAGAACGGGACGTATACTTCTGCTACATCTGCACTAATCACTCCGGAGTCCGAGGGTAAAACCTTTGTAACGTCCTGCCAGTTCACACCTTTTAATATCGTCCGGTAATATTTGTTACTACCTTCTTCTCTGTCGTAGACTTTATTATAAATCGTCACAGAAGCGTTAGTAATCATCAGGAACACCCCCTATATAACAATCCGGTTGTGGCAAGGTAAGGATATGCTGCTGCATATTGTTTTTTACGAAGAACTTTTTCTTTAATCTGACCGTCTGCCTGCTCTGTTACATAAGAAACTGACAACTTTCCAACCGTTTCAGACTTCTTTTCCCCTTCCGTAGAGCTTTCAGCTTTATAAATAACTTCCGCAACTGCACAGGCTGCAGCTTTCACTTCCTCTGGAATATTGTTTTCACTTACTCTTGAAAAAGTAATCGCCTTAATATATGTGCTTGCCCTTGTGATCACACGCTGGAACTGCTCGTTTGGAATAACATTACCGCCGTACTCTGTCATGTAAAATGCAAGGTCTGCATATCTTACCATGAAGTCACCACCTATTCTCCTGCTTTTAATACAGCAAATGGACATCTCTTTGTTTTATCTGTTTTTAATGAGTTGATTGGGTTTGGGATTTCCCATCCAAGACGCATTACAGCACGAAGAGCAACCATATCATTCTGCATCAAGTTGTACGCAATCGTTCCGTCCGTATTCTGGACAACGCCCTCGGTAAATAACTTAAATGTAATATCTTGACGGATTGCATAAACAAGCTGACTGAAATCTCCGGAAATCATAAGGGCCTTTGATTTGTCAAACGCTCCATTGTTCGGGAAGTTCATTGGAGAACCATCTAAAGCATAATTGGTACTTCCCTGCATATCGCTCTTGAAGATTGGATTTCCGTTTGTATCTTTAAGGCCTCTTAATTTTGCACGCATAGAAATATCTGCCATATGTCCGTTTACGAAATATCCGCAGTCTTCCACTTTTGCGATAACCCCATCTTCTGACATGATCTTGTCATACAAATCATCACCGGTGCCGTATGTTACTACGGTTCCTGCCTTTGTTGCAGTTGCAACTACTCCATCTCTCCATGTAGATGGCTTTTCTGTTCCAAACAGTACGGCTCCATCAATAACCTTTCCGAAAGCTTCCGTTACTCTTGGCTTTACCTCGGCCCAAATATCATATTCTGAATCATCAAGTACAGATTCTGGGATTGGAACAATAACCGCAATCTCTTCTGCTACAATAAACTTCTTATCCCATGCCTGCTTAGTTGTCTTTTTCTGGCCAGTATCACCATTTACAAAATAAGCGATTGGTAACATATCAAGAACCGGAACTTTATACTGCTTGCTTGTCATGTTTGCAAGCTTTCTTCCTCTTGACAGCACCGCTGACTGTGTGATTGTTCCCTGGATAATCTCATTTGCTTCCTGTACCGGAATCAGAGAATCCGCACCACTACGGTCAATGATCGTCGCATCGCCCTCAAAAATTCTTAAGTTCATTCTTTCTCTTTTCAATTCATTCATCTCCTATCTTCTTGCCGCTGCACGAATCGCATCATTAATGGATGCATTTACATTTCCTCCAGATCCGTTAGAGTCGCTTCCTGTAGATGTAGATACTCTATAAGAAGAACCTCCCACAAATCTCGGATTCTCTTTTAAATACTTTTCCGCAGCCTTTTCAAATGTTGTTTTATCATCTACAAGCTTCGATACCTTAAACATGACATAATCAACATCTTCCGCTTTTACACCTTTCCCTGAAAGGAACTTCTCCTGCTTCATCTGCTGTGCTTCTTTAAGTGCCGCATCACGTTCCTGTTGCATCTGCTCAATATTCGGCTGGTTCTTTTTCTGCTGGGCTTTATAATCAGTAATTGCCTGAGTTACCTGCTCCTCCGACATCCCCTGCTGCTGAAAATATGATTTCAACGCAGAGCGTTCGGCACGTTCCGCTCTTGCACTCGCGATTTCTTCCGCCTGTGCATAACTGTATGTTGCCCCGGCATTTCCTTGGTTCCCGTTACCACTTCCAGCATTATTCCCTCCCTGGTTGCCGGGGCCAGCTCCTGCGCCGTCCTCAAAAAGCTGTAAGTTCATTCTTCTTCTCATGTCAATCCCTCCATATATGAGTGTTATTCCAAAGCTTTTTGTGCCATCATGTTTTGGGCATAATAAAAGCACCCTTCCGGATGTTTAGATGAATCGTATGCAATTATATTCCTGGTTAATATCTGTCATTGCAAGGAACCAGGAATCAATTAATAACTTTCCTTTCTCGGACAACTCTTTCCACTCAATTAATGCGGATCCGCTGCCTAAGTCTGTTGTTATCTTATCTTCTGTCAAATCCTGCAACGAATTAATCAAACTGTTTGTCAATGCCGAAACAGCTGTACACGCTCGGTCAATTCCGTCTTTACCCTTTCTTCCAGCGTGTCCCTTTAGTTCTACCTTGTTCTTTCGAACGCTTACTTCAATCAAAATAACCCTCTCCTTTCTCAAAATAAGTATAAAAATAACACGCATTTCTGCGTGCTGTAATCTTATTCACTATATTTGCACATCTGGCATTTTTCTCTTGCTGCCTCGATATCTTTTACTTGTGACAATTCTTCTACTGAGGACACCTTAAAAAATCTATGCAGGCACATCATAGAATCATAACACAAATCTGGATGAACGACCTTGCCGTAAACAGGGCAATAATGTTCCTTATCATAATTAATCTCATTATCTGACATATTTCTTAATCACCTCCAAGATTCTTTCTGTGTTACTATCAAAATCTTCTTTTTTCCATGCCGTTTTATAAATCCAACCTTCATCAGTCTTTGTGATAACACACACACCGTCTTTACTATAAAAAGCTTGCCTCTTGCCGCCCCATTGGTTCAACATTATATCCGCATTTTTCATATAGCTTCTGATTTCATCATCTGTTATTTTTCTTTTTAACATCCTCTGCATGATATGATACGGCTCATGTTTTCCTTCTGGCAAGATGAAAGCTTGCTTGCATACCGGCGGTAATACAATCCCTTTTGCTAGTTTCTCTTTTTTCAAAGTATCGTAAACATCATAATATTTCTTACTGCTGTTAGGATACTTCGTCAGATATTCTTTCAACCCTTCTAAGCATTTCCACTTTTCGCTATTATTATATTTTATTTGTCCAAATTCTGCAAGGGAGCCTGCTGCGTCTCCTATCGCATTTTTATATCTTCTGTACTGTGCAATATCTCTTCCAGCATTTTGAATCATCTCTGGTGGAAATTGTTTCACAGCTTTAAGACTTCGCGGAGCTACTCTCCCTCTCATATCAAGATAGATACGCTCTCGCTGCTGTTTTAACCCCATCCGTTTACTAAATCTTGCATACTCACTTAATTGAGCCTGATATTTTGCTTTATGCAGCATAACTTCATCTTTATCCGCCCCGCCGCTCTCCATGAGTTTTACTTTCTGCCGCTGCGCTCTCATGGCTGTTTCCATTTTTCTCTGTCTTTGTCTTGCTTCATAAGCCGTATACTCTTTTCCATCAAAGCTTTGGGGAGTATTGTCCTTCTTGTTCTGCTCATCCAGCCATTCATCTGTATAATTTCTTACCGAAATGCCTGGAAAGAAAGGGTAATACATATGATAACAGTTTGCTCCAAGAAGTCCCGTTACTGTCCCTAAACCACAAACAGAAACTAGCTGCTGCTTCGAATATATTCTGCCCTGCCACACTGCATGGGCTGGTCTTGCTCCTGCGTGCCAGTCCACTTCGAAGTATTCTGTTCCAAGCTGCTGTGCATGATACTCATTAATCTTTCCGCAAACCTGTGCTACTCCTGTCAAAACTGCTCTTCTGGCAGCCACATCAACCCTGTTGGTCCATCCAGAAGGATAGTCAATCGTCCTCATACCACTGTTTGTTAGTTGTGTAACCGTCCTCCTTAAAACGCTGCCATAATCAAATGCCCCAGAAACAATATCATAACAGGCATTATCTAAATAACTGGTATAAATCTGTGATAATGGAGTAACAACCATCTTTCCATTATAGTTTAAATAAAAGCCAAGCGAATTTGTTATGTTTTCTAAGTCTTCCCGGCTTTGCCTGATGATTGCTTCTACTTGCTGCTGCATCTGCTCATTCTCTTCGTAAGGGATAAATTGTGCATTAACCTGCTCGTATATGTTTTTATTCCGGACATATACCCAGTCAATGACCTTATCATACAGCTCAAACATTTCAGGGTAAGAAGCATTCAGTATGTCCTTTATCGCTTTTTCAATGTCTTCCGAAGAATGCCCAAGAATCTTTAACCTGTTTATCTGCCAGTCGGCTGTGCTGGTGATTTCTCCTGTTTTTCTTATTCTTCTTACGATATCTTTCATGATGCGTTCTTCCAAATCAGTAAAGCGTGCTGCTATTTTATCAGCTATCTTGTTTTTATATTCATCTCTCATCTTACTCCATCACCTGATTTTGCTCCGGAAGATTCTTTCTTGCCTGTTCCACAGTTTCACCGTACCATTTCGCCCGGTATTCTTCTATCGCCATTGCTCCTATGGCTACATCTTGCATATCCTGCTTTCTCTCCGTCTCTTTATCCTCAATGATAGAATCATCAAATTCTATCGTGATATCTGTATCCTCGTTAAGCGGCTCTTTTAAGACAATCCCTAATCGGATAATAATCTTAATCAACCGCTTCAAGGCATCTTCCAGGATAATCTCATGTTTTTTAATCATCCGATACATATCAGAGTTCTCTGAAATGATTTCTGTTGCTGTCTTCACTCCAGAAGATTCAAAGCGATACCTGTTCGTACCAAAGCCGCACTTTAATGATAAGTAATTCAAGTCGTCATTAATTGCTGCACTGTGCGCTTCTGTCCGAATCTGCATATCAATATCTTTGATAAGACCCTCTTTCCCCCTGTCGTAATCTTCTGGCAGGTTATAAAAGATTCCTTCTTCTGGGTCGAAGGCAAGGGTTCCATCCGCATTATGCAGCAGTTCCGGTGCAACAAAGATTCTCTTCCGGCCAAGCAGGAACTCATTGCAATAAGAATCAAATTCTATGTCTAACTTCTTTAAGACATCTATCGCATTCGCAAAGATAGCGATTCCCATCGGGTTACTCTCATCTGCATTATTTGTTATATTCAAACGGTCAATAACAAACTGTGGCTTATCGCTGCCTGTGTGTACCTGCCTTGCCATATTTGCAAAAGGTTTTAATTTTCTCCATTCTTCCTCTGGAATTTCCGCTCCTTCCTGACTTCCACTCACGCATTGGAGCACAGTGTTCTCAATCACATATTCTTCGCCTTGAATCAGATGTGATTGTATCTGCACATATTTCTTTCTGTTTACTGTGTGTGGAAATAAAAAGATGCACTCTGTAACCTCCCCATTGTTCCAACTGACAGGGTAGATATTTAGTGCATCCACATAATTCATTTTAATATTACCTGAAAGAATTTCTCCATCTTCCGTTATTTCCATGTCATCCAGATACGGAATGTATGCCACTGTACCGGAATAAGCTTTCCGCTCCTGGTAGTCGTTACCTTGAACTAAAAAATGATTCTTATCTAAAATCTTATGTACAAATTCATTTGTTCGCTCATTATCAAGAGTAATCGTTACTCTCTCATTTAAAAGCAGATCCGCAATATCTTCCGAAAGCTTCTTTGCCATGCCAAGGCTCTTACGGTCGCATCTTTTATAAGTACCTCGTCCTGTATAGACTTTGTAAAAGGAAAAATTTCGTACCTTGCCGTTATACCAGCTTGTCCATTCCTTGATTTTCCGATAGAAGGACGCATCTACAGTATCTATTCCTTTTTTCTTAAAATAACTAAATATGTTCAATTTTCTGCACCTCCTCCGCTTCTTCTATCGGAAGCCAATATTTTATCCTGTCCCACGCACCCATAACGGCATAGCGTATTGCATCCATCGCGTGATCTTTTTCTTTTATCGGTACTTCTTTTCCTTTTTCTATGGATTTCTTATCATATTCATACGTACCAAACTCTTCGATTGCTTTCTCCTGATGAGGAGATATACTCATTATTTCAAAAACTAATGCTTTTTGTACACGACTAATCCCCAATGCCACCTCGTTCTCTGCATCTCTCATAAATACAGTATAATCTAAGTTTCTCGTGGCTCTCCTTATCTCTTCCGCTAACCCTTTTGCAGACGGGTCAAGGAAGATATAGAATACTCTGTTCTCATATTGCTCATGAAGCTCATCCATAAAGTCTACTAAATCAGTAGCATATTCTGAGGGGCTTTTTTGCTTGCCGCTCTCTCGGCCACTATGATAATACTCTGCCAGTCCCGGAAACTTCTTTCTATATGTATCCAACCCAAAAGCCTGGAATGTTGTTGCATTCTGTTGTCCATAGTCACCACCAATGTAAATACGGTCATATCTCCTATCAGGTTCTGGCTTCTGTCTGTGTCTATCGCTAAACATATAATAGATAAGCTCGTCAACACCAACCGCTTCGCCTAACCATGTCCAACGATACATTTTAATATCTGTTTGCTTCATGATTTCTGCAGAATCAATCAAATCCTGCCCCAGCCAATCCACCGGCACATCTCTGTAATCTGTATGCACATGAATGCAGTCTGGCCGCTTCTCCATTTCCTTACACCAAAGGTTTACCAGTGCATTTGGGTTCTTGGGTGGATTGTATAAATAAATCATCTGGAAGCCGGCTTTATTTCCTCTTACGAATGTCGCTTCTATATTTGCAAGTTCATCCGCTCCATCTCCATCGTCAAAAAACTCTGTCAGCTCATCCAGGACAACCAACTTAATCGGCTTTTCTTCATCAATGATACCTTTTGTATCATCTATGCCGTCTGATCCAGAGAAGTATATTGTTGTTTTATACTTTTTGTAGGTGATCTCCATTGGGCTTTTCGTAATATGAAAGCGGTTCTTAGGAATCTGTAAGCGGTTGAGTCCTCGAAGCATCTCTTTATAAACTGTCTTTCGCAGCTTATTATGATGTTTACGAAGAACAACTACGGAACTATGGGGATCCACAACAATTTGATAATCCGTCTTTATTGCTGCAAAACTTGATTTCGTACCGGCACGTCCGGAAGTGAGAATGATATGCTTATGTTTTTTGTCGTTGAATATCGGAAGATACTTTGGTATCACTATGTCCGATATTCTGACTTGCCTTTTCGTCTGCGTCATTTATAATCTCAACTCCATCCTCCAAATTGTCTGTTGGTTCGGTAGATAACCGCTCCGTCTTGGCCCTGATCTGCTCGATTCTAGCCTTCTGTTCCTCTGTTGCTAATTCATAATTACTATGCAACAGTTCATCATATTGCTTTATCAAGGACCTTAATTCTCCCTGTGCCCTTGCCTGTGCTTTTAAAAATGTTGCCTGTTTATCCCATGCCTGTTGTACCTCCCATTTTTCACCTATAACATTTCCCTCTTTTTCCTCTATCTTTTCAATCGTCTTATCCTCATGGTCTTTTACATACATGATCTGCTGCGCTCTTACGATGGCTGCATAAGCAATCTGTATATTTTCCCAGAGAATATCAAGAGGATTTTTCTTCTCAATGTCCTGGATAATAGAAAAGGTTTCTTCGGGAAGATACTTCGAGAAGAAACCATGCTTTTCTGCGTTTTTATTTTGTTTTGGAGCGGCTCCGCCCTTGCCGCCTACGGCATTCTTGTTACCTGGCTGACCGCCTTTCTTTGCTTTCGCAACGTTGCGTTTCTCTTTTGCAACGTTGCAATCCCATTTATATCTATTTTTCCAACTTCGGACTGTTCCTTCCGGAACTCCTAATTGACTTGCAATTTCAATTAGCTTCTGTCCTTTTAAGTATAATTCTTTTGCCTGCGTTATCCTCTCATCCGGCTTCCTCGGCATCACCACCACCTCTCATTCGTTTTTGTTTTGGAAATATCCCCTCCAGGAATCGAACCTGGGACATTTATGCTCTACCACTGAGCTAAGGGGATAAGAAAAAGACCGCACATTTTGTGCGGTCTTGAATTACTATATTATCTCACTCTGTAATATCATCTCTTTTTAAAATACTTTAATAAATTAATATTTTCGATCTTGTTTATTTTTTTCATCCAATATATCTTGATATTCCGTACGTTTTTCCAATGGGATAATGTCATCAATATATGCTTTTGCATTTGCCTTCAAGCACATATATTTTTCTGGATATTTAATTTTAAGTATCGATATAATAAGAATTGATAACCGACAAAAATATTTTAATTCCTCTTTCAAATTTCTTTTTACATATGTATTGAATCTTTTCATATTATTTATATTTTCAGGCACTTTATTAATATCTGTATGAATATATTTACATGCTTCTGAATATATATACTTAATTTGACTTTTGTATTTTGTTAATATATTCTTTTCAATACCACTACTTCCATTATCAATACAAGCAAAGAGATCTTCTAAATTTTTCATAGCATAATCTTGAGATATATATCTCAAGAAACTTTCTATAGTATTTCTATATAAAAAATAAATTAATCTTATATCCCCAATGATTACACAATTTAATAGTGAACACATATTTAACAAAATATTATTAAGTAATTGAACTTGTTTTTCTTCTCCAGATGTATATTGGAACAAAACTCTTAATCCGGTATAATACTTATTAATCTCTCGTATAAACTCTTTTCTAGAATTAATTTCTTTTTTCTTATAGACTTTATTTAAAATATTCATTGAGTTTGCTGTATTTTTCTCAATGGTGCGTTTGAAGTCACTAACCACATCCATAAATTATAGCTCCATTCTTTCTATCACACTATAAATATCAACTTTTTCTAAATCATCATTATTGTTTATTTTTTTTAATATCTCAAATAACTTATTCAAATAATTATTTATTTCATCTTCATCTGTTATTTCTTTAATTATTCGAACTATTTTCCCGCAAATTGTTGTACGTGAATGAATCATATAATCACTTAAGGAAATTCCAAAATTATTTTTTAAAAAAGTAGCAATATCTTTGTTTTTTCTAAAAATTTTTTTTGATAAAATTAAATTTTGAAGAATAGAAATAAACAAAAGTTTCCTAACTACCAAAATATCCGATAATTCAGAATCCATATTACTCCTTTCTCTTGTATTTAAATATTCTTTTATTAAATCCAGCGTATTATTATCTATCATTCAAGCTTCCTCCATTCACTGCACAATTATATACATCTAAAAATTCCTTAGTTAATTTTAATATCGGACTTTTACAACCTTTCGTTTCATACATCAATTTTTGTTCTTCACTAGCTCTTGCGATTCGGTTATTTATTATAATGGTCTGCTCAAACACTTTGCTGAATTTATATTTTTCTCTTATTTCACGCAATTTCTCATCATGATATCCGCCTGATCCCTTTTGTACAAGGTTCGCTATAATACCAAGTCTTTGTATTTTCGCATTTTTTGTTCTGCGATTATTAAATTTTCCAACAATCTTTTCAAACAGTGATAAGCCTATTGTAGATAAATAATCTGGCTTGATTATTAACAAATAAAAATCAGAGGCTTTAAATGCAGAGGTCGTATATACTGACTGCGTAGGCGGACAATCAATGAAAATAAAATCATACTTATTTCTCAAACTGGCATTATCTATAAATAAATTTAATGTATCTGTTGCTGTTCCATCTGTATCAACTATATTTGTCATTCTTAAATCGCCACATATCAAATCTAAGTTTTCTCTTACATTATATATAATTTTCTCACTTATAGAACTTTCAGAGCTTGAAACTGAATCTGGGTCTTCTCCGCTAATACCGTACAAATCATCTTCTGCACTATCCTTATAAAGCCAGTAAATAGTTTCCTTTTCTGTATATTTATCATCAATCACTTTTTGAATATTTTGAGGATTTAATAAATATTGTGTAGCATTCATTTGTGGATCAATATCAATCAATAATATTTTTTTACCTCGATCAGCCAAACAACCGGCTATATTTACACAAACTGTTGTTTTTCCAACTCCACCTTTCATATTCATGAAAGATATAATATTTCTTTCCATTTGTTTCCTCCGTAAAACATTTTTCTTTATTTTACAATATATATCGATAAATTTCCATACTACTACGAATTTTTTATATAACAAAAAACACCCCACATTTCTGTGGAGTGCCTTCTGAAAAATGTTTTACAAAGGATAACTATTTATCCTGTCTTCTCAATTTTAAATTTTAACACACTTCATCGTAACATGTGTAACATTCGTAACAAACTTTCATTTTTCTTCAAAAAATCTTTTAAGTTCCATCTTTAACCCTCCGGAGGTACTGCCTTTCATCCGATCGGCTACTTCTTCCCATGTAAGTTTTTTCTCATATCGGAAGCGGATAATTCTCTGGATACGGATTGGTGCCTGATTAATGACTTCTAATGCCTGCAGTCTGACGCTGTTTGCTTTTTCTCTCCGCTTAGAAAGAATATCTTTTTCTTTCACTAAACGTTCATTGCGTTTCTCATCATATGCGAGTCCTTCGATGTTAAAGGACTGTTGTGTATATGGATGTTCATTCATACTGCCTTTTACCTTGTCAGAAGTGACTACAGACTGTTTCTGTTCAAGCTCTGCAATATCATCTTCCGTCTCTCTGACTAACTCGCAGGCATCTACATAATCATTGAGAACCTGTTTTATGTTCAAGATAACCACCTCCTGCTATCTATAAATCTTGCCTGTTTTCTTATCTCTGAGTTTAATCCGTCCAAATACTTCAAATTCATCTATTGCCGCTACTGCTTTCATAGCATTAATTGTTCTTGTTACTGAATCCGGCGGCTTATCCGCTGCCCTAATCGCATCATGCGCCGTTTTGTCTTTGTAGTGTTCATGATTTCGTGTATCCATCCTACCACCTCACTTGTTAAGTATGTAAAATACAAATCCTGTATAAATTAATGCTGCTATAATTACTATTGCTTCTGTTATACTCATTCTTGCTCCAATCCAAGTTGTCTAAGCATCTCTCTTTTAAAAGTGCTAAAACGGCAGATTATTGTACCTTCCATTTTTACTTTGCACCAACTGCACTTTCTGCAACTATACATTCCTTCTGAGAAGTAGCATTTCTTGAAATCTTCTTCCATTTCCTCAGATACATGCAATCTAATTTCTACATGTGGTGCAGGAAAAATTTTAATTGTTTTTGCTTTCTTCATTTTATCGTCCCTTTCTTTTACTTTACAAATAAACTGGTTATTATTTCTTGTGTATAATGGTTTTTTGTCAAGTATTTCTTATTTTTCATGTTATTTTGTAAAATTATATGTGCTCATGCGGCTGTATTGGTTCCCAGTGTTTTTCTGCATCTTGTTCGACTAATCGATTATACCGCTCCACATATTCCATCTCGCTTATTTTGCCTTCCATAAATTTGTCTTCCAATCCCATATAGGTATCTGGTTTAATCGCATCTATACGTTCTTTAAATTCGTTCGTATCTATCTGCCCCGCAATGAGCATATCTTGTAGTATTCTGGATTCATGGTTCATAAATCACCCCATTATTTTAATAATCTTATTTCTGGCACTTGAACCGCCCAGTTTGCAGGATTCTTAGACATGATGCCACATTTTCCATCATTATTCATCGGGCAGACATCGCAATCGCCTACTTCTTCGCAAGTGTCATGTATTAATCTTAATGCTTCGTAAATTTTCTGATAATCCATTTATACCTCCTGCTTCGCTCTCTTATTCACCTGTTTCGTATGCTCCGCCACTCTCTTACAGCCAGCTTTCCATCTCTGGTAAGCCTTACCCTGCCGACATGGCTGCTGCATCCCCTCGCAATTATCTTTCGGTCTGTATGGCTTCGGCAGTGGCATCCATGCAAGAACACTATCTCCATCGTCATCCCATTGACTATTTTCAAAATAATTGGTACTTGCGAACGGTTCTTTCTGTCCGGCTAATTCCCCGTCAAATGTCACTATGTATAATCCATCCCTTTCTGGTAATCTCTCTGTTATTGGTATCCATTTATTCATGCTGCACCCCTCCTTTGATCATCCCGGTTACTTCATTCCATCTGTGTATAAATTCTCTCCCTTCCTTTTCACTTCGAAAAGGGTACCACCATATCGCTTTTTCTTTACACTTCTGGAAGTCTTCCCGACTTTTGATTTCTTTTTTTATTTTCTCTATTTTTCTCTTTGTTCTAGACTCATTCTTCTCTTCTAAGATTCTCAGAGCGTTTTTTAGATCTTCTACTGATGTCGCGGGATCTTTAATGGCCTCCCACGCCCCGCCGCCATAGCATTCTCTTAACGGTTCTGTTGTGATTATCTGGACGTTGTCTGTATGATCCCCTAATAGAATATCTGTATCATTCTTCATTCGTCTCCTCCAAATAGTTTTTTCCGAACATTTTCATAAACTCTTCTCTTGTATGATTCTGTTCAAAGGCTCTTTGTCCATCCTGGCGAAGCTCCCTCATTAATTCCGCATTGTTGTGTACCGCTTCCTTACCACTGATATGGTGCTCTAAGCAGAGATAGACTTTTAATCCTTCTGCTTCGGATTTATCTCTATTTGAGCCTCCAAAGATATGATGTTCATGCACTGCTGGTTTCTGTTCATACCAGGGTTTCATTTTCATGCATAAATAACAGGGGCTTCCTTTCTCCTGGAGTATACTTGATTTATGTTTCTTTCGCCTTTTCAATGCTTTCTCCTTTCTCCTCCGGATTTATTCCGGAGGAATATCAATGGCATATAGTTCTCACGGAACCGTTAACAAGTTGCTGTAATATGTAAAACCTCTGGAGGTTGTCCAGCTATTTCTCCAAATTTATCAAATATCCCTTTTCATCCTCTCTATTAATTATCCACATTATCCACAAACCTGTGGATAACTTCTTTCTTACTACTTTTCAAAATCGCTCCCCTATTTGGGATTTATGCGGGTTTTAGCAATTTGTAGTTACTCTTTTTAACTGTTCTTGTATCCACATACTGTATTCGTGCTTCCCTGGTTCCGATAAGAGTAGATTCTCCCCAGCTTTTTCTTTCAGTTGTTTCCACAAGTCTCCATTTGCTACCGGTTCTCCTTTTGTGGTTACATATCCATTTTGTTCCCACCTATCTAAATTCTCTTCAAGCATTGTGAGAATGAACACATTTTCAGTATGAATATGTATTTCACTTGGTTTTACTACCCTGGCTACTGCTTCCGTTATGGCTTCCAAAGTAGCCCTATTGTATGTTCCTGTTGTTTCCTTGAACCCCTGTTTTGTTGCTAGTTTTCCTTTTAGTGTGCAGGCAAGCACATATCCGTATTTGCGGGGTTGTACTCTTGGGGCTTTACTGTCTGTCCCTATATAGATATGTACTTCCATCTCATTCCCTCCTCTTTAATTTCAGCAAGGTATATTCTCGATAGGGATAACCAGTAAAAGGATTATTTCCCTCATGTACTGTTTCCTCGTCTAAGTAATATCCTTTTGGAATCTTGATTTTGTTCCAGGTTTTCCATCTTACATATGTCTTCTTTTTTGGCTCTGGCAGTGGAAGATTTCTTGATGTGGAATAGCTTGTCTCCCTAAGACGTTTATCTGTTTCTGGAGTTTTAGTAAGATAGGCTGCTAAATCTTTGAACTCGCCTTTTTCATATGTGAGCTGACAAATGACTTTTCCTTTTTTCCATGCCTTTCGTAATATCAGGTCTGTATCGGGTATTCTGTTGATTACTAGATGGACGTGCCAGCCGTTCTTACTTCCTACTTCGATATTTCGTATCCATCTCACTTCATGTCCAGCTTTTCTATATTCTCTACGGATTACTCTCATAGCATCTGAAAAATCTTTCTTTGCTTCTGTCATATCAGTGGGACGTTCTTCTCTTTTGTATGTAAGACACACGAAGTAATCATTCTCTCTGAAATACTTTCTCAATCTTCTCCGGCAAGTTTTCTCCTTGTTCTTTCGATTAACCTCTTGCATTTGAAGAGGGGTAAGCTTCTTTTTCTTTTCTCTCTTCATTCCTGGGGAACGGTACTTGTAAGTGTGTCTTTCTTCTACCTCTATCGCATTCTTAAATTCATATATATTTTTGGTATAACTCATATCTTTTGGTCCTATCTTTAATACGTTTATCAAGGTTTTTACGGGACTTTCACCCGATTATATTTCTTGACATTATGGTCAGAAGATAGTACACTTTAGATACGGTTTTATAGCGTACCATCTTGGTATTTGCTACTAAGAGGAGTCAAATGTTTGACTCCTCTTTTTCATGCTATGATATAGGTTTGTTTAATCACTTTACTTTTATTCTTTGCATAATTTTCTGCTTCTGCCATTGTTCCGCAAAAACATTCTAAACTTCCATCTTTCCAGCGAATTATTTTCGCTGGGTTCTCTTTATTTTGTGGGTACTCCATTTTTTACATCCATCGCAATCCACCATTCCAGCGCTGCTTTCCGCTCTAAGAGGCGGGGCGATGTAGGCTGTAATTTAAGAGCAGTTTCCGTCTGGTTGTACTTGTGTAATACAAAATTAATTACCATCTTTTATCCCCTCATCTATTAATTCTTCAAGGTATTCAATGCAACTTTCATATACCTCACGTTCCTCTTTCTCACCTGCATACATGCGAAACGCCTCATCAAATCCTTTTGTTTTATCAAATTTACCCACTGCAATATGTACATCCATGCCGTAATTATCGTAGGATAGTAATATTGCATTTCCTGCTTTCATTGCCAAACTAATCTTTCTGAATAAATATTCTGCATCTTCTGCATCTAACGGATCTTCTTCTTTTGGTTCGTTCTTTGCACCTAACAGTTCTCTCATCTGTCTTGTAAAATCTTCTTCGCAATCCATCTGTGGACATTCTTTCATCTGCATGGCATCTTCAAATGCCTCTTTCATTAGCCCATGCATCTCCTGTGGAATTGATTGTTTTATTTTCCAAGTTAATGTCATAAACTCTGGAATGTAATCCATATCATTTCCAGATACTTCTATAATTTTCTTTGCAAGATTTGCCTTAATCATAATTTTCTCCTTTTCTTTTCCTCTATCATGAGGTATACTTTAAGTGATTTATTTGCTATGTGCCCATTGGGAGTTGCCGCTCCTTCTAAGGGCACATTTTTTATTTCGGTTCTTCCATATTTTGGAGACATTTTTCAATATCTTCCCCTTCATATGTAATTAAAAACTCTTTTAAAGCTTCCGGGCGCACCTTAGTACTCCCGATTTTAATGCTCGGCAACAAGCCGGCATTAATTAATCTGTAAGCCATATTTGTGTTGACTCTCAACTCTTTTGCGACTTCTCTTACGGTTAATAACATTTATCTCTCCCTCCTTTCCTATTCATCCTTGACTTTTCATAAATTCTCCAATACTCAGTGCAGTCTTAAAATTTTTCGGTCTTACCTTAAACACTTATGCTTCCAGATTTTTTAATCTTATTGGCTGGTTAGCCGCCTATGTATTAGGAATGTATCAAAATGAAATAAAAGCTTTTCTTACCACTCTTATAAAACACTTTTGATGCATAAATATAACAACATATAAGTTTGAGAGTATTCAAAACTTCCTTCCAGCTTTCCTGTCGCTTTAAATATGTAACACAGGAGAACTGGGAGTAATATTGGTAATAATCTTTTTATTCTTTCCATCTCCTATCCTGCTTTCTCAGCACCTTTCATTATCTGCATACCCATCATGACATACTTAAGTTTCTTTCTATCTTCTTTGCTCATTTCTTTAAGTAAAGAAGCCATTTCTCTTAAGTCTTCTTTCTGCTCTTCAAGATTGTTTTTTAATACTGTTGCTACCATATTTTCACCTCGCTTTCTGTTTGCTATGTAAACATAATAGTCTACAAAACAGATTTTGTCAACACTTTTTTGTCTACTATGCAAACTTTTTTATTGACCTTTGATTCTGGGTGTGCTATTGTTTTGTTAAAGAAAGGAGTAAAATATGACACAAGGTGAACGGTTAAAAAATATTCGAAAGACACTAGATTTAACGCTTGAGAAATTTGGAGAAAAACTTGGTGTAAAAAAAGCATCATTATCTGCAATCGAAAACGGAAAACGTAACTTGACTGAACAATTAACACTTTCTATTTGTCGAGTATATAAAGTAAATTACGACTACTTAGTTTATGGCAAAGGAGAAATGTTCGATAGTTTACCAGAAACAATTTTAGATGAGTTATGTATGCAATACAATCTCGATGAGGATGATCGAGAGGTTTTGGAGTTTTATCTTGAACTCCCAGAGGATGCAAAAACCGCAATTAAAAAAACAATAAAAAAAGTATTTAAGAAAGAATAATGAAAAAGAGCCACACACTAACTAATAGTCTGTGGCTTCTTTTCATTAGTTTTGACAATGAATATATATATACTTAACAAATCTGTATATACGTTTAAGCTGATTCTGATTAACAATCTTTTCTATCAAATCAATAATCAGCTTTTTATAATCCATTTCCTCGTCATGCATTTTTCTCTCTTCGTCCCCTTTTCTCATTATGTATGCTCCTTTCTTACGAAAGTATGTTCGATTTTATTCTATTATATAGCCCGAACATATTTTCGTCAATATGTAATTTCTGGAATTAAATTCCCCATCAATAGTAGTATGACAGAATAGCGATCTAATAAAATTCTTCATTAACCTCCTCATAAAATAATGCAGCATATTTTCTCTATTATTCTTCCAAATTTTGTGTACTTATTTCATATTTTGTTGTATAATTTTACTTGTAACTATTTAATTTTTTCATTAATACATAAAAAGGAGTAAGAAATTATGAAAAAGGAAAAGATAATACCTGCAATAATCATTCTTTTGATAGTTATTGTTGCAGGTTCTTGTTTCTGGTATTTCCAGTACAAAAAGCCACATGATGAAGCTGTTGCTAATTTCAATAAGGCAGTTTCCGCTTTAAAAGAAAGTAATAAGCCATTAGACGAGGCAGTATCTTCTCTCAAATCTGTAATTGATTCAAAAGAAGAACCTCTGGATCCAGCAACACTCACCACAGCAAAAGGTAAATTATCGGATGCTAAAAAATCTGAAATGAAAGTTCCAGAAATGCCAAAGAAGACAAATGATATTAATGAAGCAACTAAAAAAATATCTACCATTCCGGATTATTCAAATATTATAGCTGCTCTTTCTGAGGCACAGACTAATTTGGAAAATAGCATCAAACAGCTTAAACAGGTAACAAATCCTTCGGAAGATTTTGTAGTGGAACGTTTGAAACAGATTAAGAGTATTTCCGGAGTTGAAGCCGTTACCGAGAAAACAGATACTAATAGGCTTTTAAATAAAAACGGTGGATATACCGCTTGTGTGTATTTCTCAAGTAAGAAAGTAAAACAGGATTATGTTTATGGTAATACCATTGCTGAAAAGGGAACAGATGGCGGTGGAGCTATTGAAGTCTTTGCTTCTGCCAAGGATGCAAAGAAACGGGAATCCTATCTTGCTTCTTTTGATGGAAATGGCATGATGGATTCAGGCTCTCACATTGTTCTTGGTACTGTTTTGATTAGAACATCAAGTCAATTGACTGCTACACAGCAGAAAAACCTTACCGAGCAGATCTCAAATAAATTTACAGAACTACAATAAATAAATTTAAAAGAGGAAAAACTTATGAAAAAAATTTTAGGATTACTACTTTCTACTATTCTAGTTTTTGGAATGTGTGGATGTGAAACTGCAGAATCCATTAATGCCTCAACAGCAACTGAGGCGACCACAGAGGCTTTTGATGAGGAAGGCTCTGATATCGAATATTATACGCTTGGAGACATTACCTTTCCTATTCCTTCAACATGGACCCTTACAAAAAATGATGATAGTTATGCTTATTATTTTTGCCCTACCAACAATGTAGAAGATCATACTCCAATCTTGATGATTTGTCTCATTTCTTTAGATGATGTTTCCACATCCTTAATCCGCAACGAGTCTGATTCGGTATTTGATGCTATTTTTAAAGGTTTTAACGAAGGCGGAGAACTTACTATAAGTACAAAAAAAGACTTGGATGGTTATTCTGAATATCCTGGGAAGTATATTTCAGGAACTGAAATGATTAATGACACTCATTATGTCTTCGAATCTTATTTAACCTTATACGATACAAATTGTTATAATTTTCAATTATCAATACCGAAAGATGCCAAAAATACTTATTCGGATGATTTAGAGCAGATTGTTGCTGCAACTACTTATAATAATGAATCTGAAGATTCCGATGATGATGATTATTATTATGATGACAGCAGTAATGATACGGAATATGAAGATGACGATACAGAAACAGAGGAAAACGAAACTGTTTCCTATCAATCCATTCTTGACGACTATACACAAAAGCTTAAAGATGCTACTCCAGGATTAGTAAAAGAATATAAATCAGAAGCAGCTGGTAAATCTGGAGACACTGAGGCACTTGCTTCTCTCTGCAATGATAAAGTAGGGGAATTAGCAAAAATCTGTAACGATGGCGTTGGTGAAATGGCCAGACTTATGCATTCCAACGGAGATAGTTATGATACCTACGAAGAATGGGCTGGCAAATTACAAGATGCTTATTCTGACCAGGCAAGCAAAATTCAGGATGCATACTTAGATAGTGCAACATGATACATTTGCTATATATAACAGAGCAGCTCATCCGCTGCTCTTTTCTTTTTTGTAATCAGTTTTCTGACTAAATACGCATTTTTCAGTATACTGACTAAAAAATCTCACATTGAGGTTTCTGGAAACCTCCCCTCTTATAGGATATGACATGCTCTTTTACGGAAAACCTTACAGATTACATCAAAAAACATACGTTTTTGTGCAAAAAACCTACCCCAAGACTGGTTTTCCCTATCCTGAAACCTTCTGAGGTACCTTTTAGCTCACTTTTCATTTTTCAATAATTTTGCATCGCACAATCATACATAAAATTTCAAAACCAGAATATACTTGAATTATCTGACCCAATATGATATATTGAAGCCAGAAAAGAATAAGCTGTACAATATGTACACAAACACAAATCCCCTCAGTACCGCGAATACTGAGGGGATTTTTTGTGGGGCTTGGTTACCGCATGGTTTTACTTCTTCTTTCGATCAAACCACTTGCGAAGTATAGTCAAGATTAGTTCAACAAGGATACCTGAGACAATACCGGCCAACACCGACAGAAGAAAAGAATATGCTGACAATATGTACACCTCCCTTCCGTCACCAGTATAGGGAGCGGCAACGATGGGATTATAACATAATTTTCTAAAAAAGTCTTAAAAAATTAATAAAATCTTAATTTCTTAAAATCTCAATTTGTGATATAATCAAAATATAAAAAAACAGTTGACATAATATAGATATTATAGTAGACTAATATAGTTTTTTTTGCCAGTTAGTATATAATTGATAATATAGAGAAACAAGAGTCTAAGAACTCGTCAATGAGGCATTGCGACCTCGCACCTAAAAAGGATTACATTCAAAATGTAATCCTTTTTATTTTGTCCTTTTTTATGTTATAATGTCTTTAATTATAATATGGGAGGAAATTATATTGAATGATGTAAAATTAAAAGACTTATATATGGGGCTACCTGATGGAGAAGTTGAAGCTCGTGATAAAAGATTTCAAGAACTTTTCTTTGATCCCAACAATAAATATAATGAAATAATAAATAGCAATGAAAAATTTTTGATCATTGGAAGTAAGGGAACTGGAAAAACTTATCTTTCTAAATATATTGTAGAACAATCTCCTTCTAAACAGACCTGCATCATAGTTGATCCTAAAAATTTTTGGATATGTAAACTCATAAATATTGATGAGCAAGAATTAACAAATGATTATATTTCAGTATTGTGCAAATGGTTTTTACTATATGAAATTGCAAATTCATTATTAAATAAGCATCGTTGGCTTAAACATCTTCCCAGATGCAAGCTAAATAAGCTGAGAAAATTTATGCTTGAATACAATGATGACACATTTTATAAAATAATATCTTTATCTACTACTAATAATCAAGAGATTACTGGAAATCTTTCTCACGGTATTTCTCACTCTGACAAGTTACAGACTTCGAATTTTCAACACTCTGCCGGAATTAAAACATCTGATGGGGTTTCTTATGAGAGTACCCGCAAGAGATTTTTTGATTTAATTGATTATTTTGAACAACTCGTTTTTGATTGTTTTCAAATAAACGACCATCTACTTATTATTTTAGACGATTTAGATGAATTAAAAAAGGAAGCTGGTGAACAAAGCGAAAATATTATATATAATTTGATAACCGCTGCCAAAAAATATAATTTTTATTTTAATTCTCGTGCCAAGAGTCTTAAAATAATCATGCTATTGCGCAGTGATATATTAAATAAAATGCAGGGAAGTCATCCTAATCTAAATAAAATAAAAACCTCCTGTTCCATAGATTTATATTGGTTACTTGACTCTACTCATGATAAATGGGACCATCCTTTAATTAGTATGATTTTTCATAAAATAAGGGCTTCCTGCGAACCCTATAAAAATCGTTCAAACAAAGAATTATTTGAAATATTATTTCCTGAATCAATTGACAAGAAAAATCCTCTTGACTTCTTATTAGATCATAGTCTTGGGCGACCTCGTGACATTGTTACATTTCTAAACTGTGCAAAAAAAGAATTTCCGGAGAGAACGTGTTTTTCAGCTACAGTTTTAAAAGAGACTAGAAAAATTTATGCTACAGATTTTTATAATGAAATGCTCAATCAAGCTTCTTTTTACAAAAGTAGTGCTTATAGTACGCAATGTTTAAAATTAATAGCTGGAATTAAAAGACCATCTTTTTCTTATAGTGATATCCAAACTCTTTATGAAGAAAACCGAACTTCTTATAGCGAAATTGATAATCTTGATGATGCCCTACATTTTCTTTATGAATTAGGGGCCATAGGGAATGCGTGGAAATCAAAAAAAGGAAAACATCGTACCTGTTGGTATTATAAAATAGATGCTATAGATGAGGTTGATTTATCCCAAAATTTCACTATTCATTATGGTCTAAGGAAAAAATTTTCATTATAGCCTTTTAACATTTTTCAACATTTCCTTGCACATATGTTCTGCACGCTGTATAATGACCCTATAAACGGAAAAAATCCGGTACTGACAATACCGGATTTCTAGTAACCTATCAACCAGGATGGCTGATAATCTTTACAACACTTAGATTATACCACGCATCCTGCATTTTGCATAGGGTGTATTTTTTATACCCTTTTTTCGAAAGGATGATTTTCATGGGAAAAGTTAGCACACGAAAACGCGGAAAAACCTGGCAATATTATTTTCAACTTGCCAGTGTGAATGGAACAAGAAAATGGAAAACCGGTAGCGGATACCGAACAAAGGCGGAGGCTCAGGCAGCCGGCACAAAAGCTTTGGCTGAATATAATAGCACTGGTATTGCTTTTAAGGTCTCGGAGCAGTCTGTAGCTGACTATTTCGACTACTGGATGGAGCATTATGTAGAACAAGAACTTGCAGAGACAACTGTAAATACATACAAGAAAAGGATCCGTCTTTATATTAAACCTTATATTGGTTCTTACAAACTTAAAAATGTACAGGGAGAAACCTTACGAAACTTTTTGGCCGAGTTACACCGAACTGGTATGAGTAGAAATACTCTTACTTGTATTAAGGGAATGTTGACATCTGCATTTGGATATGCGACTGTACAGGCAAAGTTCATTTCTGTGGATCCGTCTTACAAACTGACACTTCCAAATAAAAGGAAAGATTCCGAGGTAGGCACAAGGAAAGAGGATCATATTTTTGTTGAAGAAGATATGTGGAATGCGATTATTGAACGCTTTCCAGAAGGCCATCCTTCCCACCTTGCTCTGATGCTTGGCTATTATTGTGGATTACGTCTTGGAGAGGTCTATGGATTAACCTGGGATTGCGTAGACTTTGAAAACAAAACAATTACAATAAATAAACAAATGCAAGAACCTTCTGGATGTGGTAAGTGGCTTCTGTATGTGCCTAAGTACGATTCGTCCAGAACGGTTACTGTTGGTAACAATGTTCTTGCCTTGCTAAAAAGAACGCTGGAATTTCAATTGACTGATAAAGAAACCTGCGGAGAATATTATCAAGAAAATTACATGAACTATGATGAAGAAACACACAGCCTTCTTTCACTTAATGATTTAAGACCTGTACATTTTGTCAATGCTAAACAGGGTGGTCTTCTGGCTCACCCACGAAATATGCAGCACACTTCCCGCAGCATTCATGGTAAAGCAAAGAACTGTACTCTTATCAGTGAAGAATGGGACTTCCACAGTTTACGACATACTCATGCAACAATTCTTTATGAGGCAGGTGTTCCAATGCCACTGATCCAGAAAAGACTCGGGCATATTAATATTCAGACAACAAAACGCTACACAGATCATGTTACTAAGAAAATGCTTTCTATGCTTGATGAAGTAATAAATGGTGACAACATTGACAACAACTTGGAGTAA